CCGCCGCGCAAATTTTCGGTTTTTTCTGACACTGTTTTGAGGTGAGACATGGGTCGCCGTGGCAAGAAGACCATGCCGGTGCAGCTGAAGATCCTCACCGGCAACCGTTCCCGTCAGGACCTCGACAAGATCAAGGCGTGTGAGCCGCCGACCGTCGAGGGATCGCTCAAAGCGCCGCCGATGCTGAAGGGCGAGGCGCTCAAGATGTGGAAGGTGAAGGCCCCGCAGCTGCTTGGTATGGGACTGTTCACTGAGGACAACCGAGAGCCGCTCCAGCGGTACTGCATCACCTGGCAGCTGTACACGATGGCGCTGAAGTCCATCGAGGAGGAGGGTCTCTCGAAGGACATTCAGTCGGGCCGCAAGGTGGCGATCCCAGAGGCCATGCTGATCCGTGGATACTCTGACGATATGCTGAAGATCGAAAGGGAGTTCGGTCTCACTCCATCATCGAGGGCCGCATACGCGGTACGTAATGCCGAGGAAAAGGACCCCCTCGCCGACTTCATCGCCGGCACGGGCTGAAGCCTGCGACGGTTACACCTACGACCAGGCCCGAGCCGACAGGGTCGTACGGTTTCTCCAGACATTCGTCACGATGTCGAAGGGCCGCCAGTGGGCCGGCCAGCCGATGAAGCTGATGGACTGGCAGATCCACGACGTGATCGAGCCGCTGTTCGGCTGGGTCGATGATGAGGGTCTCAGACGCTACCGTAGGGCCTACATCGAGGTCCCGAAGAAGAACGGCAAGAGCTCGTTGATGGCCGGCCTGGTTCTCTACTTCCTCCTGGCTGACGGGGAACCAGGTGCTGAGGTCTACGGGGCGGCCGTGGACCGTATCCAGGCTGGGCTCATCTACAGGGAAGTCGCCCAGAGCGTGCGCCGGTCGCCCAGGCTGTCGGCCGTGCTCGATGTCGTGGACTCCCGCAGCACGATCGTCCACAAGGCGTCGGGCTCACGGTACACCTGTCTGGCCGCCGACTCGTGGAGAGCGGAAGGCATCAATGCGAGTGCCGTGATTATCGACGAGCTCCACGCCCACAAGAAGCGGGACCTGGTCGACGCGCTTCTGTACGCCGGTGCTGCACGGTCCCAGCCGATGACGATTGCGATCTCGACCGCCGGCCACGACCGGAACTCGATCTGTTGGCAGTGGCACACCGACACCGAGCTCGTCCAGGCGAAGCCGTCGGCCAACCCGAGTTTCTACGGGAAGATCTACGCGGCCGCTCCGGATGACGACTTCTCCGACCCCAAGGTCTGGGCGAAGGCGAACCCGTCCATGGGACTGACGATCTCGGCGAAGGATTTCGCGGCCGACTACATTGACGCGAAGACAAACCCGTCGAAGTTCTCGTCGTTCCTCCGCTACCGGCTCGACGTCTGGACCGAGGCGGATAACCGGTGGTTCAATCCTGACACGGTGGCGGCCTGTCAGGCGGCGCCGGTCGAGCCGCTGGACGGCAAGCCGTGCTGGCTGGGCATCGACTTAGCGTCCACGCTCGACGTGACCTGTGCGGCTTTCGTGACCCGCTCCGAGGATCAGTCGTACGACGTCGAGCTCCTGGCGTGGATCCCCGAGCAGACGGCCGCCGAGCGTGAGCGGCGGGACCGTATCCCTTACCTGACGTGGATTCGTGAGGGGTGGATCAAGGCCACCGAGGGATGCCGGTGCGACTACGTCCAGGTGGCAGCCGACATCATGGAGCACGTCGGCAAGCGGCCTGTCCGTCAGGCCGGCATCGACCCGTGGCAGCACCAGGGAATCTCGACGGCGCTCAAGGCCGACGGGCTGGACGTGCAGATCGTTCCGCAGTCGATCGGCACGATGACGGCCCCCTCGAAGCTACTCGAAAGCCTGATCGCCACGAAGAAGATCCGTTTCTCCTCACCGGTCTGGCTGTGGATGGCAAACAACGCTTGCAGCTGGACGGATTCCAACGGGAATCTGAAGCTCGACAAGGGCAAGTCGCATGAGAAGGTGGACGGAATCGCGGCTACAATCAACGCCCTGGCGCTGTCGATGGCAGACGCCTCGGTCGGTCGTGAGTCGTGGGAGATGATCGAGATCTAGCACCTGTCGAAAGGATTCGATATGCGTCTTCTATTCGTGCTGTTCCTGTTGATGCTGGCGGCCCCGAGCGTGCAGGCCGAGACCGTGCGGCCATCCGCAAACGTCCAGGAACACGCCAGCCTGCTAGCGCGGATCGGCCGCCTGGTGCATAGCAGCTGCGGAAAAATCGAAGGGATAGGTATGGGCCAGACCCGAGAGTCGGCACGCCGGAACTGTTGTTACTTCGGAACCCGACCGATCGCCGAGGAGGCCACGGCCTACAGCTCGAGCACCGGCCGATGGTACGCCGTGATCCGCTACCGATAGGAGGAACCCGTGGACATCGCCGAGCAGCTGCGTGGATTCCACCCATGGGACACGTTCACAGGACGGGTGCCGATGACCGTCTGCCAGGATGCGGCCAGGGAGATCGAGCAGCTGCGGTGGCACAGGGTGCGGAGCGAGAACGTGATCGGACGGCTCCTGGAGGCCGTGCCGCGGTGGCGGCCGATCGCCGACCCGCCGCCTTGTGGCGTTCCCGTGCTTCTTTTCACGGACCACCTGGGCGGGTTTGTCTGGGTCGGCAGCCGTGGCCTCCTGCCGCCGGACGTGACGCACTGGATGGAGCTCCCAGAGAAGCCGGCGACGTTAAAGGGTTGACCGTCTTTCGTTAGCGTTTGGTGCCATGATCGCACCGAACACCAGCCGAGAGCACGAGCTCCGCTACATCGCCGAGGCCGGCCCCCTGCCGCCGATCCGGTGGGTGGACGACTCCAATGGCGGCGACGTTGACACCGCCACCGCTCTGCGCGTGACCGCGATCTACGCCTGTGTCCGGTTCCTGGCCGAGACCGTGGCGGCCATGCCGATGCACCTCTACCGCAAACTGCCAGACGGCGATCGGGAACTAGCAAGCGACCACCCTTTGTTTCGTACGCTCTGCGTGAAGCCGAACGCCTGGCAGTCCTACTACGAGTACATGGAGCAGCTGGTGCATCATGTAGCGCTGTGGGGCAACTCCTTCAGCCTCATCGTGCCAGGTGAGCGTGGGTTCGCTACCGAGCTACGGCCCCTGCACCCGTCGAGGATGACGGTCCAGCCGACTGCCGACGGCGACATTCAGTACCACTACTGGATGCCGAACCAGTCGTCGAACTACGACCCGATGGCCGGCGATGCCCTGGCGTCCCCGATCAATCCGGCCTTCGACACATACCGGACGTTCACCCAGCGTGAGATCTTTCACGTCCGTGGCATGACGAACAACGGCTACACCGGAATCATGCCGGCGAACCTGTGCCGAAACTCCATCGAGCTCGCCCGCAAGATGGACTCGGCCGCCATCCACTACTGGGAGAACAACGCCCGACCCAGCGTGATTCTGGAGTCGACGCAGGCGATCCCAGAGGGTGCTATCAACAGCCTGCGTTCGGCCTGGAAGAAGATGTTTGGCGGCACCAGGAACGTGGGCGGGACGTGCGTCCTGCCGAACGGGATCACCGCCAAGATCATCGACGCTGCCAGCCGTGAGTCGGCACAGTACATGGAGCTCCGGAACTCCATCGTGACCGAGATCGCCAGAGCGTTCCGGATCGGCCCGACCATGATCGGCGATCTGTCGCATGGCACATACTCGAACGTCGAGATGGAGTCGCTGAACGCCCAGGTCTTCACGATCACGCCCTGGCAGCGGCGTATCGAGGGTGCCATCCAGCGGTCGATCCTCGACACGTTTGGCGGCGACCTCTACTGCAAGATCGACTCCAAGGGCATGATGCGTGGCGATTCCGCCGCCCGCAGCACGTTCTACAACACGCTTTTCCAGCTGGGTGCGGTGAGCCCGAACGACGTGCGACGCCTGGAAGACATGGACCCGATCGAGGACGAGGCGGCCGACCAGTATTTCGTTCAGCTGAACATGGCCCCGCTATCGAAGCCGGAGCCGGTGGTGGCCGCCGCCGATGGCACGGCGGCCGTGCCGGCCGCGGCTGAGAGCCTCAACGGTGCCCAGGTCTCGTCGATGCTTGAGATCCTGACGAACGTCTCGACCGGTCTGCTCAAGGCCGACGGCGCCATCGCCCTGATCGGCGCCGCGTTCCCGCAGATGCCGGCCGACCAGGTCCGCACCATCGTGGCCGGCGTTGTCCCTGGCATGGCCGCGGCGAACCAGCCGGCGGCCGCTGCCGTGGAATCCGAGGAACCAGACGACGACACGAACGAGCCAGACGAGACAGGAGAAATGACCGATGGAGATTGAACGCCGTTTCGTGCCGCTCGCCGGCAACCCTGACGCCCTGCGGATGGAGACCCGTGACGGCGGCCAGCCGGTCTTTCGAGGCTACGCGGCCACGTACAACTCGCTGTCTGAGAACCTGGGCGGGTTCCGCGAGATGATCTCTCCTGGTGCGTTCGATGCCGCTCTCAGCCGGTCTGGCCTCGGCGCCGGTGCCGGTGTGCTCGCACTGTTCAACCATTCCAACGACCACGTACTCGGCCGGTCCACGAGCGGTACGCTCCGACTCGGCAGCGATGACCAGGGCCTGGCGTTTGAGATCGACCCGCCCGACACGCAGCTGGGCCGAGATCTCCAGGTTCTCGTTGCTCGAGGTGACGTGACCGGCGCCAGCTTCGCCTTCTCGGTGGACCCGAAAGGCGAGAGCTACCACAAGGACGCCGACGGGAACAACGTCAGGACCGTGAGCCAGGTCTCTGGTCTCTACGATGTTTCAATCGTCACGGTGCCGGCCTACAGCGCGTCGAGCGTTTCGATGCGTTCCTTTGAGCAGTGGCAGCGATCAGAGCCAAAGCCGAAGGTGTTCGACCTTGGCTACCGTGCTGCGGTCGCTGCCGCAGCTGCATCCGCTGCGAGGCTGCGAGGCTATGGCCGCTCCCGCTGAATGTCGCTGTGGATGCCGTATGCGGGTGGAGTGCTCCCGTCGTGCGGGAGATCGCCAGGTCCAGTACCTGCGCTGCCAATCCTGCGGCCACCGGCACAGCCGTGTCGTCGATGCGTCGACCGTCTGGCGGCGCTCTGTCAGACGTTAAAGGGTTGGACTTCGTGGGGTTCAATGACCGGCTCACAGCCTGTCATCCCCGAGGAGTCAATCCATGAAGTTCGTCTACGCGTTTCTGGTGCTCGCCTGCGTGGCTGCCACCGTGGCCGCCCAGGACGTCGTGACCACCACGACCACGCAGACCACGACCAGCACCGAGGTGGTGCCGTCGAAGCCGGTCGCCAAGGACTGCCACGGCCGTCCCGTGAGCCGGCACCGCGCCCGCAAGGACGCCGTCCGGAACGCTCGATATGAGGTACGTAAGGCGTACGGCGGCTGATGCCCAAGTCTGCCGCCATCGTCGTGGCCGTAATTGCCATCCTTGCGATGATCGGGGCCGCTCGCTGTAACAGGCGAAGCGGCCCCGACTCTTTACCGGCTGCGCCTATTGTGGTTACGCCAGAGCCTGTCGAGCTCGAGGTGAAAGAGACCGAATCGCCAACGCCGGCGGCACCGGTGACTGTGGAGCCTGCGGCCGCGGCTCCTGCAAAAACTGCGGAACCGGAGACGGTTTCAGCGGTACAGCCGCCGGCCCGTCCGGTGCTGGTGTTCGGGAAGGGACCGTCGACCGTTCGCATTCCGCCGGCCGGCCATCCGCCTGTTCTCTCGGACGTTATCGCTCGGCTACCGGACCCGACGTATTGGCGCGACCAGACGGAGCCGACGGACCTGGTCACCTGGACGCACGAAGGAAGTCACGGCGTATGCGTCCGTCTGCCTCGGGTCCAGGGTTCGCACGGCATCTACCTGTTGAACGGGCAATCCGTCTACCTCCGGCATCCTCGGCTGACGATCGGGGAAGCGGCGGCGACGATCCCGCCCAAGGAACGCGGGCGAATCTTCGATCTCTACATGGTCGAATCACGCCGCGATTGGGACCGTGAGCCGATCTATATCGTCGAGGAGTGGGTGTGCTACGTCCACGGGACACTCGCCCGCCGCCAGTTGGGGCTGGACCGTCGCGAGGAAACTGAGTCGCACGCGCTCGAAATGGAGCGGTACAGCCGCGCGATTCTGGCACTGGCGAAGCGGAAAGACCCGACGTACCCAGACGCGGAGAAGTTTGCGGCGTTCATTGAGTGGAACGCTCGTCGGTTCCGAGAGTTCCAGAAGGTCGAGCCGATCCGCCTGGCTGTTGGCTCCAATGCCGTGCCTCGCTGACGGCATCAGAGCCTTGGGGCTGTACGTGCTGGCCGCCGTGATCGGCTGTCTGATCATGCTGGCCGTCGACCGTCTAACGGACCAGCGGTGAACGCCCTACGGTAGGACGTTTGCACGTTAAAGGGTTGGTCGGTGGTGTGTAGTTTTTCCGGTAGATCGTCCACCATTCCCAGGAGCCTTTACCGTGACCGACGCCATTCGCAAGCTACAGAACCGAGCCGCTGAGATCGTTCAGCGTGTCGAGGCCATCCGCTCGATGACCCGAGAGGAAGGCTCCGAGGAGCAGAAGACCGACGCCACCGAGCTCGACGCGCTGACCGCCGAGTCGGCCGAAGTGTCGAAGAAGCTCGACCGCGAGAACGAGATCGAGGAACAGGTCCGCAGCCTCAAGGGCAAGCTGTCGATCAGCGAGCCCAAGCCGGCGGCCCCTGCGATCCACGTCCGGAGCCGAGGCCTTGCCATGCCGGCCGAGTACCGGCACTGGGAGGAGGCTGGCGTCACCCGTGAAGGCGTCGACCGGATCGGCCACTACCTGAGGGCGCTGGCCCACGGTGAAACCCGTGCGGCGATCGCCACCAACGGTGCCACCGAGGAGCCGAACTCCCACGGCGAGCTCTCCCCGACGTATGACGGGAAGGGTTCGGAGCTTGTGTTCCCCGACTTCTATCGGGGCGTTCTCGGCCTGTTGAACTACGCCAGCGTGGCGTACCAGGTCTGCATGACGATGAGCACCTCGAGCAACCGGATCACGATCCCGCGCTCGGATGAGAACGTCGAGGCTCAGTATTATCTCGAAAACTGCGAGATCGAGCCGGTCGAGATCAAGACCACGGGCATCCAGGTGAACGTCGAGAAGATTGGCGCCCGCGCCCAGGTCTCGAACGAGCTCATCGACGATGCGTTCGCACCCGTCGCCAACCTCGTAGCTACGAAGTTCGCTTACGCGTTCGCGCGGAAGATCGACAAGTCGTGGCTGGAAGGTGACGCCGCCGCTGGCGTGGTCGGCCTTCTCACCGCTGCTACCGAGTCGGTGACGGTGGGTGCGAAGCTGACGGCCGACAACGTGGTTGAGGCCGTGAGCAAGTTGAACCCGAACGCCGTGAATCCGGTCTGGGTGATGAGCCCTGCCGGTATGGCGATGCTCCAGGGTCTGGCCGCCGGTGCCATCGGCTCCGACATCACCAAGCCCACCCAGATGACGATCTTCGGATCGCCGGTGTATCGGTGCCTGTCGCTGCCGGCTGGCACGCTCGGCCTCTACGGTGACTTCCGTCAGGCCTGCGTGGTTGTCAACCGGTCGAACGGTCTGACGATCAACGCCAGCCGTGAGCGGGCGATCGAGTACGACCAGACGGTCTACGTCGGCACACAGCGCTTCGGCGTTGCGACGATGGGTCCGAGCTACGTCGTCAAGCTGGTCAAGTAGTCCATCCATCCGGCGGCGGCGTGGCAGGGATGCCGCGCCGCCGCCGATCTCTTTCGGGGTAGCCCATGAAGCCGACCAGCTGCGTTGTGATCCGGCACCCGAGGGTCGAGCCGGTGAGCCTGACTGAGGTCAAGGAGCACCTTCGGATCCTGCCCGAGAACGCCGAGGACGATCACTACGTCCAGGGTCTGATCGCCACGGCCCGCCGCCTGGTCGAGAGTCGGCTGGGGATCACGATGGTGGAGACCCAGTACCGAGCCAAGCTGTGCGGCCACACGGGCTGCGGGTGCAGCTGCGGGTGTGGAGGCATCGAGCTCCCGAACCCGCCGCTCCTGGTGGACGACGAGCATCCGGTCGTGATCAGCACACCGGCCGGCATCCTGGACCCTGACGACTTTGAGGTCGACGCCGACCGCTATCCCGCAGTCATCAAGCCGCTCCGAGGGTTCCGTGGACCCGCCACGATCACTTACTGGGCCGGCCTCATGCCCGAGGACGAGAACCAGCCGACGCTGAAGACGGCGATCATGCTGGCCGTTGGGCACCTCTACAAGCATCGCGAGGCTGTCTCGTCCGACGTCTCGATGATTGTCACACCGATGGCGTTCGATGCCCTGCTCTCAGCTGAGAGCTACTCGGGGAGGTGGTGATGCTGGCAGCCGGCGACCTTCGCGAGCTCGTGATCATCGAGGTTCCCGTGGAGACACGGAACGCCCTGGGCGAGTCGACCCAAACCTGGGAGCACTTCGCCCGCCGGCGGGCCAGTATCGAGGCGATCTCGTACACCGAACAAAGCCGCCGGCAACAGGTCGGCGGCAGTGTGTCCCACATGGTGCGGATCCGCTACCTCGAGGGCCTGACCGGCATCATGCGTCTACGGTGGGCAACCCGTGGAAACCGGATCCTGTACATCTCCAGCGTGGTCGAGCGGAACAACCGAGAGGAACACGAGCTCATGTGCGAGGAGCAGGCCACATGATCTCGATGAACTTCCAGAGTTGGAACGCCGACGTAGCCGACCTGATGGCCTCGTATGCGGCCATGCCCAAGCACATCGCCAAGAAGCATCTCCTGGCTTCCATGAAGTCTGCCATCCGTAGCGCCAACGGCATCCAGACGCTCAAGGCCCTCACGCCCAAGGCGAAGACCAGGACGGTACGGGCTGGCATCAAGCGGGACTCCCGAACGGGTTCGTTCTCGAAAGGCTCGCAGGGATTCCAGAAGCAAAAGGGCGGCGCCATGCGGCGAGCCGTCACGGTGAACGCCCGCTACATCGGCAGGAACGCCGACGGCGTGGCCGTGGCGGTGCTTGGCTACAAGTACGGGCAGGACAGCAAGAAGGCTATCTGGCTGGAATACGGCACCTCCAGGGGCATTGAGCCGAGACGCATGGCCGAGAAGGCCATGAACCAGATCGGGCCGGCCGTGCGGTCTCACCTGTGCCAGGCCCTGGCGACGGCCATCGACGCCGCCAACCGCGAGATAGCCAAGGGCAAGAACCCAGGAGGCAGGCCAAAGAAATGAGCTACCCCGAGCAGTTTCTCAAGGAGTCGATCGAGAAGGCCGCCAAGATCGCCACCTGGCCGCTATTTGCACCCGAGGGCGTTCAGCCGCCATACGCCATTTACCGCAGGGGGTCGACCTCACGGGATCGGTATCTCAGCGGGCAGGCCGGCCAGCCGCTGGCCGAGTTCGAGGTCGAGCTCTACGCCGACACCTACCACCAGGTGAAGGAGCTTGCCGAGGCCGTGCGGGTCGCCACCGACACGTTAAACGGGCAGGCCGGCGCTCTTACACTCGACGACGTACAGCTGACCGACGAGCGAGACGGCGACCCCGTGTTCCTCGAAGGGCGCGACAAACCGACGTACATGGTTTCCCAGACCTACGCGATCCGATGGACTGAACCCTTCCCGAGGAGTTGACACATGGCCGGCACGCCGATCGAGACATCACAAGGAACGACGATGACCTTCGGCGCCATTACGTTCCGCGCCACGATGGTGAAGGTCAACGGACAGGTGAACGAGATCGACGTCTCGACCCTCGACCTGGAAGACGGCTCGATGCGTGTCTACGAGACCGCGCCCCTGGTGGACGGCGACACCGTGAGCTGCCAATTCTTCGGCGTCGAGCGGCCCGATCAGACGGCACCGCAGACCATCGCTTGTGCGAAGTTCGGAATCACTGGCAAGGCCATCTGCACGAAGTTCTCCAACGAAGCCAAGGTCGGCGAGAAGATCACGGGCGACGCAGAGTTCCGACTTATGGGAAGCTGAGGAGTGGCGCGTGTCATCTTCTCAAGGCTCCTTCGTTCGCGTGAACGGCTCGCTGGTCGGCAAGCTGCTCGCGGTTACGCCGAGCAACGCGGCCGCCTCGGCCTTTGACGTAAC